GTCTTTTAAGAGGTTTGAGGTAAAGGAGACGTTATGGAATACGGAAAGAAAGGTGGTCAGCATGGTTCTGGGAGGATGAAGCACTGTGGGCCGGGTATGGAGAGTTGTAGACCTATGCCGTCTCACCTGAAACCGAAGCAGTCTCAAGTACCCTCCCAGAGCCCTTCCAGGCAAGGTCACAGGAAAGGAAAAGACTAATGCCCTGGACCCCTAAAGACGCTCGTAGACATACTAAGAAGGCTTCTACGACCCACCTGAAGGACATCTGGAGCAGAGTAGCCAATAGAGAACTAAGTAGAGGTAGTGAGGGTAGAGCTGTCAGGATCGCCAACTACGTGGTGAAGAAACGTGGCAGAGGGTAGTTACCACGAGGCAAGTCTTAGGGAGATTCAGAACCTCTTTAAAACCACTCCAAAGACCTGGGGGTGGGTTAATGGCATGTTTTTAGGAGGTAACGACGATCTAATAACTTTAAGGTTTTTAAGGGGATTGGATTACGAGCCTCATACCAGGAAAATCTGGCGAGAGTTGTCTAAAAACGCCGAGTGGGTGGTGGACGTGGGCAGTCACAGTGGTTTGTTTACCATCGAGGCTTTCAGGAGCGGGGCGAAGAAGGTGCTTTCAGCCGAACCCAATCCCATCAATTACTCCAGGCTGGTACTAAACTTGAGGTACAACGGGTTTTCAGTTGACAACGCTTATTTTGGGGCCATAGGGGACCAGAACACCGTCCAGATGCTTGCGATGAGTAATCTGACTTTTTGCAATGCAGCGGGGTCTTTATACAAACAGGGCAATATAAAGATTCCGGTGCGGGTGGTGAGACTGGATACCCTCCTGGCAAAAGATGACTGGCCGAAAGTCAAGGTACTTAAAATAGACGCCGAGAACGCCACTCCTCAAGTCTTGAGGGGCATGGGGGGGATACTAGAGCACAAACCAGATATTATTCTTGAATGTACTCAGGACGGAATGGAGGAGATTCTAAAGCCCTGCGGTTACAACTACTGGAAAATCTGGGAAGACGGAAGACTCGAAGAATCAGACTTGAAGCCTTTCAATCCCGACAATAATTACAACGGTACTCATGAAGACTGTCGAAACAGGCTTTGTAGCGTGAAAGGACTTTAATAGAACTCGATCTCGAACCCAAGCAGTGTCTGGCCTTTCACAGCAAGGCCACTGAAGTCCTTTTCGGCGGAGCTGCCGGTGGGGGGAAATCGTACCTTGAAAGAGTCTCCGCTATAAGATGGGCGCACGAAGTCCCCGGAATACAAGTCTACTTCTTCAGAAGAACTCTACCGGACCTGAGAGACAACCATTTAAGGGGTCCGACTTCATTTTTTGTTCTTCTCTCTGAGTACCTTCAATCGGGTCACGTTAAATACCGGGCACAGGAGAACGAGTTTGCCTTCTGGAACGAATCTATTATTCACCTGTGTTATTGTGACTCTGAAAACGACGTGGAAAAATACCGGGGGGCGGAAATCCATGTACTAATAATGGATGAACTGACCCACTTCACCGAGTATCAGTACCGTTTTCTGAGATCGAGAGTTAGAAGAGCAGGACTGAAGGTTCCAGATCAGTACAAAAACAAGCTCCCCAGAATCGAATGCGCCTCTAACCCAGGTTCGATAGGTCATGCCTGGGTTAAACGTACCTGGATCAATCCCCAGGAGCCTTTGAAGGTCTGGAGGGCCTCTCCCGAGGAGGGGGGGATGCTAAGACAGTTCATCCCGGCAAGGCTTGTAGACAATCCTCATCTATCAAAAGAAGACCCCGAGTACGCTTCAAGATTGAGAGGTCTGGGGGCAGACTCTCTAGTCAAAGCGATGCTGGAGGGTGACTGGAACATCGTCGCGGGTCAGGCGTTTGAAAAACTAAGACGCGAGACTCACTGTATCGACCCCTTCCAGCCACCGGAGGACTGGCTGATCTTTGGGTCTTTTGACTGGGGCTCTACAAGGCCGTTTTCTTACGGACTTTGGTGTGTGGCTAATGGGGAGTCTCTACCAGACGGAAGACGGTACCCCAGGGGCTCGTTGATAAGATTCGACGAGAAATATGGCTGGAACGGCACTCCCAATGAAGGTCTCAGAATGGAAGTGAGAGAGGTCGCAGAAGAAATAAAAAGACTCGAAGGCGACCGTAGGCCTGCTTACAGAATTGCAGATTCTTCAATCTGGGACGTGGATGGTGGACCCTCAATAGCCGAAACCTTCAACAAGTACGGTGTAGTCATGCGTCCCGCTCCTAAAGGTAAAGGTTCGAGACACAACGGGTACGTGGAAGTCAGAAACCGGATTCAGGGAGAAGACGGGAAACCGATGTTGTACGCCACGAGAAACTGTCATGCAGGTTTCTGGAGGACGCTTCCCGACCTCATCATGAACGACAAACAGCATGGACTGGACTCCGAGGACGTTGATACCGAGCAAGAGGATCATGCGTATGATGATGTACGTTATGCCTGCATGTCCCGTCCGTGGATGAGAGTGGTAGAGAAGGAAAAACCCAAAGTCGATAAGTGGATGAAGAAATTTGAGCAGGAAGAGGAAGCAACCTGGAAGACTGTATAGGTGATTTATGGCTAGAAAGAAAAATCAGTCAGTAGCTCTACCCTCGGATAAGGGGGCCATCTCCGACTCGGAACACTCGATGTTGATTACGTGGGTGAACGAATCTGAAGATGCTACTGAAGAATCCAGGGACCTGGCAGAGAAATCCCGTAATTATTACGACTCGGAACAATGGACCGATTCTGAAAAAGCCAAGCTCTCCGCTCAAAAACAGGCTGCGACGGTAATAAATAGAATCAAGCCCAAGATCGACTCTCTCATGGGAATGGAAAGAGCCAACCGCACGACTGCCAAGGCTTTTCCCAGGACTCCCAAGGAGACTGGTGGTGCTCAAGCCGCTACTGAGTCTGTACGGTTCGTCCTACAGGACAATTTCTACGACCGGCAAAGGTCCGACTCGTGGGAGAACATTCTTATCGAAGGAACCGGGGGCCTGGAGATAAGAGTAGACAAGAAGAATCTCAATAAAATCCTGATAAAGCACATCATGTGGGACCGGATTATCTACGATCCCCATTCGAGAAGAAAAGACTTCTCCGATGCGAGGTATTTGGGTCAGGTAGTCTGGATGGACTTCGATGAGGCCGTTGAAAAATATCCTCAGGCCAAGGATGTTCTGGAGTCCATGCAGCATTCTAAAACCAATACTTACGACGACAAGCCAAGGTGGATGGACAACACCAGAAGGAGGGTAAAAATCGTCGAGTTGTACTACAGAAAGAACATGGACTGGTGGTACGCTTGCTTCACAAGGGGGGGTTACTGCGAAGAACCCAAGGTTTCACCCTACGTAAACGAAGAAGGCGAGACTGAACACGTTTATGAATTTGCCTCACCTTTCGTAGACCGGGAGGGAAACAGGTACGGGGCCATAAAACAGTTATTGGACATCCAGGATGAGATCAACAAGAGAAGGTCGAAAGCCCTCCATTTGATGTCGGTGAGACAGGTCCGTTGGGAAAAAGGGGCCGTACCAGACATTAACGAAGCGAGAAGGGAGCTTGCAAAGCCGGATGGGGTTATAGAAACAACTCCGGGGATGGAATTTGAGGTTTTAAAGACTGGGGACATGGCACAGGCGCAATTTAACCTTCTGGCGGAAGCCAAGATGGAAATTGACGCCGTTGGAGCAAACGCAGCAACGGTAGGAAAGGACAAAACCGTACAGTCCGGTGTGGCCCTGAGACAAAGGGCTTTAACAGGTCAGACCGAATTAGCTCCGATGTTCGATGTCTTGAAAAACCTCGATTTAAGAGTCTACAGAAAAGTCTGGAACAGGATTAAGCAGTACTGGACTTCCGAGATGTGGCTGAGAGTCACCGATGACGAGAATAACCTTCAGTTCGTGGGACTTAATCAACCTGTTGTCGATCCTTTAACCGGAAAAAGAACCATCCAGAACCCAGTTTCTCAACTTGATGTCGATATTGTGATGGCTGACGCCCCGGATACGGTGACTCAGGAGGTAGAAGACTTTCAGGCGATGGCCGAGATGGTCAAGAGCGGTTTCCCGCTTCCCCCTGAGGCGGTGATCGAAGCTTCTCCTCTTTCAAACAAGGACAAGATTATTAAATTGATGAAACAGGCCCCCCAGATGTCTCCCGAGCATCAAAAGCAGATGGAAGACATGGGGAACCAGATAAAGAAGCTTTCAGAAGAGAACCAGAAAATGAAAATGGACAAGTCCGAGTCCATGATCGAGCTTGAATTAAAAGCCAAGGAACTCGAAATGAAGGCCAAGATTCAGGCCGCAGAGCTTCAGCTGGAAAGAGAGAAAGCCGCCGCTCAGATAGAGATAGAAAAAATGAAAGCCGGGGCTCAGGTAGAGTTACAAGGCATGAAGATGTCTTCTGACCAGCAAATCCAAAAAGAAAAGCTTGCT